AGATATACTGGTTGCTATTCAGATGGGGTATGAGGTGGGGCTGGCTCCCATGCAAGCCCTGCAAAACATAGCCGTGATATCCGGCAAGCCTACTGTCTGGGGTGATGCACTACTGGCACTCTGTAAGAAGCACCCGGCATGGCGTGGCATGACCGAACAGATTGAGGGCGAGGTAGCCACTTGCACAATCAAACGTGCGTTGGAAAATGGCGAGACTGAAACCATCAGCTCAAAATTTTCACGGGATGATGCGCTAAAAGCAGGGCTGCTGAACAAAGCTGGGCCTTGGAAATCATACCCCAAACGGATGTTGGCATTACGGGCAAGGGGCTTTGCCCTGCGTGATGCGTTCCCGGACGCAATCAAGGGCATGATCACGACAGAAGAGGCAATGGATTATCCAAAGCAGCCCGAAGATCGCCATATGAAGACCGTACAAGCTCAAGAGACACCGTCTACGTCTAATACGGCGCCGGCAATGCTAGAGGCCGTCAGTGACGATCCTACGGCGATTGATGACGTAGTGCCTAACCCGGTGTTGGTTCTGAAGCTGCCCGGCAATAAGGCCGAAGAGTTTCAAATGCAAGAGGCTTGGGCTACCAGATACGGCGAACTGATGCTGGCAATGCGACAGTTTGAAGGTTTACCCCACGCTGAACGCCGCACCAAACTCAAAGAGCTGGAGCATCTTAACCTTGAAACCATTGATGGTCTGGATACAGAGCTGCGTGACGAACTGAAGCTGAAGCGTAACAAATATAACGCCCAGCTCGGCATTGAAGAAAAGGAGGCGGGTGATGGATAAGGCTGGCCTTACAAAACGGCAGAAAGAAATCTATGACTTTCTCCGGGTGTATCACAAATCGAATGGCATCTACCCAAGTGTCCGAGAAATCTGTCAGGGCAGGGTAGAGGGCCAGCAACTAATGAAGGAGCGTAGGGGCACCAGTTGCGTCCATGAGGTTTTACACGCCCTGCAAAACAGAGGTTGGATCAAGATCGAGCCTGGACAAGCCAGAGCGATTACTATCCTTTAGCCTTTTCACCAACCATCCCGTAAGCGATAGCAAATGCTTGCTTGCGGGGTTTCCCTTCCTTCATCAGGGTCATTGCCTTGGCGGCAACCTTACGGTCAAACTCTTTTTTCTTCGTTGTCTTTGCCATTAGCTTTTCTTCTTTCTAAATAAATCACCGTCGGCTTTCTTAACGGTGGCCTTGCCTTTTGCGTGAGCTTTG